GCATGCGCGGCACCAGAAAGAACGAAACTTACTCGACATCATAATGGTCAGTCGGCCCCGACCCATTTTGAATGGTATCGGAAGCATTAACACATTTAGTCGGAAGCGTTTTCATACTGATGCTGTATACATGTGAGACCCCCGGTAATACGGTTGGCACATGCGGGTTCGTCCCGCTATGCACTACTAAGTACCCAGGCGCGACACACACGACACGCAGAGGCTCACCTTCGGGTGACGGAAAACGGCGATCAACCAAGGAGCTGTGATTATTTGCCATTATGCTGGACAATTCACGTGGGGCTACACAAGGCTGTTGACACGTTTCGACGTGCTACTGGGAAAAAACTGACCCAGAGCATTATCACCCTAGATTAGTTTTTTAAACACGGACAAGCGAACCGTTGGTACGACTCGGGGGCCAACCCTAATCGCGCCGCTTAATACGTAGTTTTCACTTTCGTGCGATATGCGCACGCGCTGTAACTTACACAGCGCAGACATAGATTATTTTATACGAGCTATCGTTCTCGCACTAGCAAAAGGGGGATCGTGAATCCCCGACCAGATGGTCTGCTGCTTTGAAAAAAGCGCACACCCTAGTAATTCTAGAGTGTGACTGGTGTGGTGTCCGGACCACTTTCCCAGTCAGCGTCGGGATCGGCCAACTTGACCGACATTCCAACGCCTCGCTCGAACCCCTGTCTTTCGACACGCACGGCGGGTTCCTGCATGAGATGCAACTTGTTGGCAGTCTCCTGCAGCAAGGCTCTGAAAGCCTTGAGTTCGGAGGGAGTAATGATCGCCTCCTTCTCGTCGGCACCGGCCGACGAGACGGTAATGGAGTAGCTGTAATCGTCATAGCCACTAAGCCAGTCATCAAGACCAGCATCAGGCAGGGTACCTACCCTGCTGACAGTATCCAACGGCGCCTTGAATTCGGGCGCATGGGGATCAGCCAACCCGTAGGATGGTGGAGTGCCGTTGATGGCAATCACGGTTTGTACGTACATACCGGCAAAAAAGTTCCAGGTTCCTGCACCCGAGCCGGTGTATTTGAGAGCGAAACCATAGGTAGCCCCGGGAATGGCGGTGAATTGGGCATTAGAAAAGCCAGCCGCGAAAACGAGGTTGCCAGAAACAATGGTAGCCACGTTGGCCGTCCAGACGGTCGTGACTGCACCCTGGTAAGATTGGAACAACGCAAGCGACGCATTGGTCATGGGAACGGAGTTCTGGATCGTTGCTCCGTTGGTGTAAAGTTGAGCGGTCATGCCCGTAGGCGCGGAGACATTCGCTTGAAAACCGCCGTACTTGGAACTAGTGTCGGCCTCGATGCCATCACTGGAGAACTGTTGTTTCGGGAAACCGTGAGAGTGTTCGACCCCTCCGGTGTATTTGGAGTCGAGGATCTGATACCCACTGACGACGGACGTACTGCCTTGGTAAGCATTGAGCAAGTAAGAGGCGTACCGCGTAAGAGCAGCTGGTGGTTTGGCCTCACAAAACTCAAACTCGTAAAAGATCTCGACATTGCCGCAGTAAGTACCAGAGGCGACACCTTCCACGAAAAAGCAAACTTGACCGGGCGAATTCTGGCGATCAATCGCCCCCAACGAGGAGGTAGTGGCAGGGGATGTATAGTACCACTTGGTCAAGGCGTCTTTGACAGGGACATCCAACCAGCATCCTGTCCAGACATTGCAATTGACTGCTTTGCGATTTTCCATCGCAGATGTCAAATTGCTGTCAGGTAAATCGGTGGGGTCCGGATCGTAGTACATCCCGAACAACCCAGCGGTCGACGAGGGACAAGAAGGCACGTAGCGGAAGGACAACCGCTTGATTCGGTACTTCTCGTTGATGTTCGCCTGAGCTTGTGCGCGTGGGAACAAACTCGAGTTGCCAGGGTTGACGTAGTTCTGTGCCAATATTTGAAATTGACCGGAGAAAGGAACGATGATCAAAGGGACCAGAGTCTGACCGACACCGCTCGAACTGATACCAATACCTCCGGTTGCACGAGACATGACACCACCCATGGCGACAGGAGCCGCAATGTTGGTTTTGCGCATTTTCTGCGTTGACGCCGCAGAACCGGTACCTCTACCGGCGGCAACTTTACCCTTGTTGCGAAAGCCGCGATGAGTTGGCGCATTCATCGCTTGAGCAACGGCCTGCTTGACCGTTCTCTTCACAGAGCTGCGCTTGGCAGGCGCGCTCTTCGTCTTTTTTGAAGAAGACATTGCAGACCCGGACCCGCATCCACAGGCCTGCATGACGCGGGGTTTAGTGTAGAGCTCAACAAGCTCGGCGCGCGATAGTAAGCCAGCGCGGGCGTTCAAAATTTCACGATCACACCCAGGAAAGGAACCTTGATAATAGCTTTCCATCTTGAAACCGATGGCTACGAGACGACTCCAGATGTGCGGCGTCGTGGCAAAGTTCTGCGTGAAGGACCAAAACCTGCCCAACTCATAAAAGACGCGCGACATCCCAGCAGGGAGTGTACGTGAGCTATTCAAGCTGAGTGAAACGAGTAATTTCTCTACGGATATCAGTCGCGGAACATCAACGCCTTCCATCTGAGTGGTGGTCATGGAAAGGTAAACGGCGTCGCGAAAATGAGTTTTGACACCAGTCTCGTTGTCGTAGAGATTGCCATAACCGTGCCGCAACAGGGCAGCATTGAGCGCTGGGCAGGTAACGTACTGCCACCAGCTAGGTTTGGCCGCATGGACGCAGTCGTCACCATGGACGCTGCAGACAACACTGGAACGGTAGTCTGATATCGTTTGAGTAAGAACGAATTGATCCTCGCTGAGGCCCGAAGCCTCCCAGCGGTTGAACACGACCAAATAATAAAATAGAGCTAGGCCACCAAAACTGTTGATATGTGTGGTCTTACCGCCGCCGGACGAATTGCCGGTCTGCTTGGTGAGAATATGACGGTGAAATTGAACAAAGCTGACGCAGTCATGAAAACTGCAAATGCGATTGAGCGCAGCAGCCTCAGGAGTGAGAAAATACTCCGTGAGCTCGCGCTCCATGTCATGCATTTCGGGTGTAAAATTCCCGTCATACTTGATTCGATCACTGTCCTCGACTTGCTCATAGGCCGAAAATCTGCTGAGCCAGAGTGACCAACCTCGGTGTTGTGGACTCATACCGTTAGTGCACGGTAGGCTCGACCATTGCTTGTTGATCGCAGCCTGGAGTCTGCCGGTAGCCATCTGGGCGAGAATGTTGAGATGAGCTGGTGCACTGACAAAAGTGCGATTCTTATACTCGAGCAGCTTCTCGAGTGAACGTGGCTCCTCTTTGCCGCCAACGTTGTAGATGACCCAGAAAGCGGGGTTACGAATCAACTCGTCGACATCGGCATGTAGGTCGTAGAGGCCACGATCCTCCGCTTGAAATAACTCGAACTTTGTGGGATAACGCATGTTGTATGGTGAACCACCTGAAGTAGTGGGGTCCATGCGTGCACGAGCCTCTTCGTAAGTGAAGGGTGAGAATTTGGGGACTCCGTCGATCACCTGATCGGCGGCGGGTAAAAGGCCAGTTGTCAACAAAGCCTTGCATACAGAAAGAGCAAAATCTCGCAATTTACGGCGCAAAGGGGCATACTTGCTCGCGTCGTTATTAAATTTGCCTAAATCAGAAAAATCGGAATGATAATCCGGGGAAGAAATGGCGTAAGACTGTAAATCATACTCACGAAACTCATTTACAATTAAATTACCTAACCTCGCATTAGGTAAATTATGCTGCTTGTATTGCCTGTACAAAGTCGTCTCAAAAGTGGGCAGCATTTGTGAAAATACAGGAGGACAAGAAACTGGCGCGAAGTCGAAACCTACTGCTCGATAGTAGCCGAAAGTGACTGCGGCTGCTTCGTTGGCTGTAATGGCGTCGTAATCACAGTAGCCGTCGCGACGCCACCTGCTTTTGGGCGGCTCGACTCACGAACTTCCTGAATAAGAGGACACTTGGAAGGCATGTGACCTTTTTGCCGACAAACCGGGCACCACGACATCGGGCAAACGTCGTGGAAATGACCGGGTTTACCACACTTACGGCAAGCGCCGGTGGTAGCAGCGGCTTCACCAGAGAAACCACCTTTGTGTCGGCGCTGAGACTTAGGGACGAAATCGTCGTTATCGTAAACGTTCTTACCCTTACCCTTTTTCTCAAGCTGTCTCAACCTGGCCTCAAGTTCGCGAATTGTGACCGCTTCAGCAGTCTCTTGTGCCTTGATAGGCTGCGATGCCGGTTCATCAGGTAAAGAAATACGAGAACCAACGTTGCGACCACAGTCCGCCGTGGCCAAGTAGGCACGAACCTGGTGACCTAGCGTGACCCAGTACTGCAGACCCTTGGTCGTGGAACCCGCGACGTGCACACCGAGTAGGGTACCAACCGAGTCGACCACTGGCGAACCACAGTCACCGGGCGCTGTGCTGTTGCGACAACCGATTTCCGCAGCGTCACCTTTCTGCTCAACCGACGAAACTTCGGTGTTTGTGTTAATGACTTGAGAGAAATCTCGTGGCACATCAACGAAATGTACGTGCGTGACCCGTTGCCCAACGGTGACTGTTTGAGCGACAGATGAAAGGGGGAGAGAACGGAGACCAGCCTTGGAATGGCCTTTGAGAACAGTCGGCTTCGTCCAGATACAAATATCATTCTCGGGGAAACGCTTCCGTATGACTGCTCCTGCGTACTTGATACCGTCGGTAGTAAACTCATAGAGGGCCGACGGGTCGATTTCGTGATCCTGAGTAAGCACGCAGTTGTTAACGCACGTGCCGTGAGAAACGAAATGATGACAATCTTCCTCGGGATCGTATCGAAGCAGGATGACAACTGCGGAGGACACGGTTGCCGACGGTCTAGGCCAGTTAGCAGCTTCATGGATTTTAGACTGCTTGCCCTCTCTCTTGTAGAATACGTACAGCACGAGTGCAACGGTGGCCACCAACAGGGCTCTGCGCAAATTCTTCTTCGATGCGACATTGCGATACATCCAGTCAGACAATTCCTCGTGCCATGCGAGAGGAGCGACGGTGCCCTCGTCGACGAGACTGTCGGAATAACTCTCCAACCTACGTATGGCAACAGCGTCGGAGTGTTCGGTCGCTGCGAGCATGTAATCGAGGGCCTTAGCGACGCCGACCACCATGAGTATGGCGCGGCCGAGAGGAACAACAAATGCGTACAACACGCCACCGAGCGCGAGTGTTTCAACCCCTTCGTGGTGCCGTTGCTTGCGCCTGGACCACGCCTTGTGTGCTCGGTTGACAATAAGCACCAACGTGGCAACGGCAATACCAAGAAAAAGCCAGCAGAAGGGATCACTGGCCATTTGGCGCCACGACCGTTGTGACCACAAACCTGCGAACCCGTGCCTGATAATACTGAACTTTTGCTTGCCGGCTGCGTACAGGGCAACAGAATTCGAATAAAGCCAAGCAGACGAGCCAGCTAAAAAAGCAGTGGCCGTGAACATCATGGGCGCGAACATTGACCAAAACGCGTGCTGGTAAGCCGCTAAAACGGCAAAGGATAATCCTGACCAGGCGTATGAGGCCTGGGTGACCGCAAACCCTGCTACTGCAGGTGCGGCCGGGGCAGCAACGATGCAGCCAAAGAATATAGCTACACCGAAGAGCATTCTGACATAATTGAAACCAGTGTCAGGTCTGGGTGACGCTACTGTGGCGTCCGGTCTTGACGTCTCAATCGCTGGTGGACGTCGTCGATACGCGGGAGCCGCAGGTGGCGGCGAAGAAGGAATCGGAAACTTCTCCTCGCGATCATCGTGATTCCAAACGCTGCCTGGCATGGGCTGGTTTGGGCCGGAACCCCATCGTGGGGAAGTCTGAGAGGGCTGCTGGCTAGGCAACTCCTCTGTCGCTTTTTTG